GATTTTCAAGGATTATTACGTGTTAAGGCTCAGCAACATGGTATTATGAACATACGATTTGTTAACTCAACTAAGAATAAAATACAAAGCAGAGTTGACTTCGATAATTTATTAATGGCATTTAGTGAACACTTATTTACAGAACAGTGTTATAATTTAACTAGAGAGATAAAAGCGTCAAAGAAAGATGAAGAAGGACATTGCAGACAGGATGGTAACGACCATGCAATAAATGGTAGTGAATATTCGTGGATACCAATGTTACCATATATTAAACGATACAAAGAATTCAAGGAGCACTAGAAAATGACAGTTACAGAATGGTTGAAAAAGAAAATAATGAAATTTTTAGGGTTGGATAAATTACCTGAAAATCCAAACAATGATAGACTCTTATTCGTCAACGATACTGAAAATATTAAAATGGAAGAGGTATTAGCGAATAAGACTTGGTATTTAGGTAGTGGTGACCAGTTATTATCACTTTATACAGGTGAGAATGTTTCTGGTTTTAATAATAATCCTATTTTTAATCGTAACAAACGTAACTTATTCTGGTCGAAGAGTGCTCAGGAATGTAATATTAAAAGAGTTCATAGTGGATTACCACATGCAATCGTTCAAACTACAACTAATATTGTCGACTACCCAGATATTAAAACCAATGACCAAGAATTATGGGATAAAATTGTAGAAGTTAATGATTTACGTAATAAACTCACTCAACAAGGTAGACCACTTACACTTGCTGAAGGTTGGGGTGCATGGAAAGTTAATTTTAATAAGCAACTTTGTGAATATCCTATTTGGGAATATTATGATGGTTTGGATGTAGAATATATTTATAAATGTGGATTGATGATTGGTATCGTATTTAAGTCGTATTATAAGAACGATAAAAATGATAATTTCGTATTATTAGAGAGCAGATACACAGCGAATAAAAATTCATATATCGAATACAATTTATTTAAATTACAAAAGAACAATGAAATTACTGAAGCTAATTTAAATGATATTCCAGAATTAGCTGATATCCCAAGAGAAAAGCAAGAGATTAAAGGTTTAGATTGTTTCTTAGCTGTTCCAAGCAGATATTTCTATGACCCATTAAATCCGAAATATGGTAAATCTATCTATGCAGGTAAGATTGACCTATTCGATATGCTAGATGAGGTATGGTCACAAGCATCACAAACAGTTAGAGTATCTACACCAGTTACATGGGTTAATCCTGACGTTATGCAAAGAGGTGCGAATGGTGCGATTGGTTATGAGAACCTATACAATAGACAGATTATCATGAAGGAAGGTATTCCAGATGGAGAAGGTCATGTCAATGAAGATATTATTACAGAACAACCTGACCTTAACTTCGATAAATATGGAATGATTGCTAAGGATATTTTGGACTATATTCTTACAGGTGTTCTCAGTCCTGCTACATTAGGTATTGATGTCGCTAAGAAAGATAATGCGATGGCACAAAGAGAGAAAGAAAAAGTATCTATTATGTTCAGAAACAATATTATTTCTGCAGAAACTAAGATGCTCGAACAGATGGTTAAGATATCCATGATGATTAAAGAATATATGGACACAGGAGTCATCACACTAGAAAAGGACTACAATATTAACATTAAATACTGTGAATTTGCAAATCCAAGCACAGAAACTATGTTACCAGTTTTAGGTAACGCATGGTCTCAAGGTCAATTATCCACAGAAAAATTCGTTAAGATGATGTGGCCAGATGATACTGATGAGGACCAAGCAAAAGAAATGGCATGGTTAGAAGAAAATAGACAAAAAGACGACTTCGATTTAGGAGCAATGTTAAATGGCGGCAATGAAGCAACAACTGGAGAAAATATGGTATCAGCAGGAGAAGATGAAGAAGACGCTGTTGAACCAGAAGAACCAGTACTTGACAATAATTTATAATGACACATTGCAACATAAGCATATTCGTGAGATACATAGAGATTTATTAAAGTCAACTGTTAATCCGAATAAGGTTTTATTGGCGTACGCAATGAAATTGTCCAATAGAGTTAAAAAGCTCGATAAAGGTGCTGGACAATATTATGGCACAGGTGGTTTAGATATATTAGCTGTTGCAATATTAAATTTATATAGCAAACAAGCTGTAAATTATGCAGCAAGTAAGATAGTTCATACCGAAGTTCGTAAATATGAGTCTGAAAGTAAGATTGAAGTATTGGATAATGCATGGAAAGAAAATCGACTTGACGGTAGAATATTTTATATAGCGAGTAGTCACGCTGACTCAGCTGCAGACCATAAAGATTGGCAGGGTAAAATTTATGTCGATAGATATTGGCATAATTATGACACAGACGGCTCACTCGGAGAGTTTATAAGGAAAAATAATATAAGAACAGTTCAATGGGTTACTGGTGCTCCTGTATATTTTATTACCAGACCTAACTGTCGACACTATTTTAGGACACATACTATAGAAGAGGTATTAAATGGTGAATTTAAAATACCAAAACACAAAATTGGTGATAGAAAATTGCAAACTCCTAAAGAAGCAAACTTACAATATTACGAAGACAGGCTCAGATTGTATCAAAATTTATATAAAAAGCACCCAACAGACCTTCTGAGACACCAAATCGAAAAAACTAAAATATTAATTACAAAATGGAAAAAAGTGTTCTAAAATGACTATTTGTAATTTATAATAAAAATGACTCGGAGGAGGTTTACTCATTTTATGTTAGAGGAAATGCCGGAAAATAATGTTGCTTCTACGGCGGAAGCAGACCCAACCTCAGTTTCAACGGAACAACCATCAGAACCAACACCTTCTGTGGATAATCCAGTAACTGAGAGAACTTGGACAAAAGACCAAATCGTAGATATGATGAAACGCAGAGTGGCAAGAAGTCATAATGCATTCTTCAAAAGATATGGTGTTCAAGATTTAAAAGAACTAGATGAATTATTTGAAAAAAGTAAGCAATTTGGTTCAATGAACGATGAATTCGGTAAAATTCAATTAAGAAATTCTGAATTAATGCGAGAAAATGCATTTCTCAGAAACAACATTAATCCAAACAAATATGATGATATTATCGCATATTTTAAAGGTAATGACATTGAATTTAGCGAAGACGAACTACTTAAAGCATTGCCAACTCACAATGAATGGTTAAAGCAGAGTGCACCAGTAACGACAATTGGTTCGTTAGGAGCAGAAGCACATACTATGCCAAAAGCGAATGAGGCGGACTTAGCTGCTAAGTTACTAGGTGTTAAATTTTAATAAAGGAGACTTAAAATGTCAAGAGAAGAATTATTAGCAATGCTCCAAGAAAAAGGTCTCTCCGATGATGAAATTAAAGCTTTATTAAAAGATACTTTAGATACATTGGATAAAGACTTTGAAGAGCATGACGACAAAGAAGAAGCTCCTGCAGAAGATGAAGAAGCCAAGGTAGCAGGAGAATTACTTGGCGTAGATTTATAAGGAGACTTAAAGAATGAATAGTTTTGAACTTATTGAAAAATATCTTCCAAAAGCGATTGACAAATACTTTTTCGAAGATGCCAAGACAGCGATTTTAGAACAAGGTAGCAAATTTATCGATGTTAAATTCGACCAAACAGGTTATGTTAAAATTGCTTCTATTTTGATGGATGGTCTTTCTGACTACTATCAAACACAAATGGTTTCCAATGATTTCGTTGCTCCAAACTTCAACGATAATTATGGCAGACCAGCCGATCCAGAAAACTATGCTGCTTATGCAGGTAATATGGCTTCTGGTTCCAGAGATGGTTTCGCTTTAGGCGGCACCACAGTCCAATGGGAAATCTTCAGACTCCAATGGGTCAGAGGTAAACAATTCCGTATCGATTACATTGCCGATGAAGAAACAGCAGGTATCATTATTGGTAATGCAGTCGAAGAATTCAACAGAACAAAAGTTATTCCAGAAGTTGACGTTTGCAGATTTGGCATGATCGCCAGCAAAGCTAACGTTTCCTTAGGTAACTTAGTTTTAAGCGACACAATCAGTGCAAACCAAATCATTGGTAAATTCAATAGTGCCTTTGAATGGTTAGCAGAACACGAAGTTCCAGAAGAAGAACAAGTCATCTTCGTTAATCCAGCAGTTATGACATTAATTCGTAACACAACAGAATTAACAAAATTCTTAACACAAGGTGATTACCGTTCACCAGCTGGTTTAGATTTCACAGTTGAAAAATACGGTGGTAGACCAATTATCCAAGTTCCATCCAACCGTTTCTTCACAGCTCCATTACTCACACAAAATGGTTATAGAGCACAATCCGCTTCTAAAGTTATCAACTTCATGGTTGTTTCAACAAAAGCTGTTATCCCAGTCAGAAAACTTGAATACAATAAAGTTTATGGTCCAGAATTATCTGGTTTAGCTGGTTTCCACGGCTACTTAATCAACTACTTACTCTATCACGGTGTGGTTATTCCAAAGAACAAAGTCGTTGGTTGCTACGTTGATGTTTCTGATGCAGCTGCAACAGGTAAAGTTAATAGCTTAGCCGTTGCTACAGCTCCAGGCGCCGATCAATACGATTGGAAGGTCACAGAATACTGGACATCTCCAGCTGGTTTAAGAGGCCACTTATATGCTAAATATGATGGTGCCTTCACATTAGGTTCCACATTAACTGCTGAAAGCGATGAATTCCTCTGTGAACCAGGTATGAATATTGCCGTTAGCGGAACAGCCGCAAGCACAGCTTACTTCGGTTTAGCTGATGACAGCGGTAGAATTATCGCAGTTAGTGGTGCTGTTACATTAGCTTATCACCAATAGTTGATAAACTTAACTAAGGGACTCTATTTACATAGGGTCCTTTTTTATTTATAATATATATGAGGTATATAAATATGGGTTTTAAAAATATGAAAAGAGATGACCATGGACACGTTATTAGTAACGACGAAACAGATGGTCAAAAATGTAAGCATCAAAATGGTGGTAATAGTAATATTAAAGAAGTAAATACTCGATATGGAAAATATTTTGTTGAAGGCAAAAATGGTTCTAAATTATTTGATGATAAAGAAGAAGCTAAAAAATGGGCAGCCGAACAATTTGACGATGATTATGAAGAAGAATTTAATGATATGGATAAAATGATTGATAATGCATTTAAAAATGGTCAATCTCCACAACAAGTTTTAGACTCAGTTGCTTATGACTTAGATTTAGAACCAGGAACTGACAAATTTAATGAATTAAAAGACAAAGTTAAAGATAAAGAAGAAATGCAAAAAGCTCAAGAAGAAACAGCTAAAAAAGGTTTAGATTTACAAGATGCTATTAATTTTGCAGACGATGATATTTTAGATGAAGAATTCGGTAAAGATACACCAGAACGTAAATTAGTTGGTGCTATGAAAAATGAACCTGCTGGTGAAGCAACTACTCCTGAAGAATGGCAAAAAAGACATGATGCTTTCTTAGAAAGAGGCAAATCTACCTGGAACCAAAAACTAAAAAAAGGTGATAAAGTCACAATTGAAGGTAAAGATGGCAAACCAGTTGAAGCATATATTGATGGGTTCTGGAGAAGCGGTGAATTAGTTGATGAAGATACTTACGAAGAAGGTAAAGACAATCTCTGGCATGACTTCCGTGGTATTGGTTTAGTTGATAAAGATGGTAAATCTATTGGCAGTATTAATGCTTATCAAATTAAAACTCATAATAAAGGTAACGATACCAAAGCAGAATCGATTAAAGATGATGTTATGAGTATGAGAAATGAATTTTATGGTCTTAGTGATAAAGAATTAGATGCTATCGAAAAAGATTTAAACGACAGAGATGCTAAAGAAGCTAAAGTTAAAGAAAACGTTAATAAATTTAATAAATTAAGAAAACAAGACAAGAAGAAAGCGGAA